GGCGAAGGAACAGTTCCATTAGTGCTTTCCTCCGAATGGTTCCCAGTGTTCCCATCCATACTTATGCACTGCCCACATACCAAGAATGGGAACGAATACTAATGCCATACACATTGGTCCTAATGTATATGGATTGTTAAGAACGTAAGCAGCAAAGTGTGCTAATTTATGAATCATCTTCTTCTTCGTAAAGTGGGCAAGGTTCTTCAAAAAGATGTTCCATTCTAAGTTGTTTAATCCTTTCTCTGAGTCCCTTGTAGAACTCCCGCTTTTCGTCTTTATCCATAGGTTATTCTGGATAATCCCAGTCGGTGATTTGTTGTACTTTATGCCAAGGGCCCCAAGAGTTAGAATGATATATGTAAGGAGTAGTTCTTACAGGGCATTTGTCACCAGTGCATAGTAGGTCATCAACAATTCTCCAAGACTCAAGCACTTCTTCAGAGTGAACGAAGTGTGATTGATCTGCATTCAATGCATCATATAAAAGTTTTTCATAACCATCGACACCCAACCAGTCAGGGTATCTATGAGTAAGTGTTGCAAGTTCAACTTCCTCACTCATACCTGGAGATTTCACATCAATCTGAATATCAAGGTGTGCATGTGGTTGCAGACGCATAACAATACGTCCAGGTGTTTCACCCTCAAACAATCCAACAGGTGGTGCTTTGAGTTTGATAACAACTTCAACACATTGATAAGGCATCTTCTTACCAGTCATGAAGTAGAAAGGTACACCTTGCCACCTCCAGTTATCAATGTAAATATCACCTGCAGCAAAGGTTTGAGTGTTTGACTCTGGTCCAACACCTTGTTCATCACGATAACCTTCGTACTGTCCAGTGACAAGTTTTCTACCAAGTCTGGTTGCAGAAAGAACTTTAGTCTTCTCTCTACGAATCTCAACAGCATTCATTCTACAAGGTGCTTCCATTGCAATCAAAGAAAGAACCTGGAGCATATGGTTCTGTAGCATGTCACGAACCACACCTGCACCCTCATAATATTGAGAGCGACCTTCACATCCTAAAGTTTCAGTTGCAAAGATCTGAACCTCTTCTATGTACTCCCTGTTCCAAAGTGGTTCCAGTAGAATATTGCCAAAGCGGGTGGCAAGGATATTATTAACAGTATCTTTGCCGAGATAATGATCAATGCGATAGACTTGTTTTTCGCGTAGATGTCGCTCCACCACAGACTGTAGAGAACGAGCAGATTCAAGATCGTACCCAAAGGGTTTCTCGATAACCACACGGGAGTGATCTGGGTCATCAAGGAACCCAGCTTCCTTAAGATTGATGATTGCATTTTCATACCTTTCTGGTGGAACAGATAAGAAATAAGTTGTGTCTGCACTCTCATCATGAAGTTTGTTTAAACTTTCTTGGCAGTCAAGATCAGCTGACACAAAATCCAACCAATGTGTAAACTCCTCTGGGTAATCACCAAGTTTTTCCAACCAAGACTCTTTAGGAAGATCTCTACGAGATGCTCCAACAATCAAAATATTTTTTGGTAGAAGTTCTTTCTTCCACAACTCAAAGAGTGCCGGAATCAATTTCTTTTTACATAGATCTCCAGTAGCACCGAAGATAACTATGCGTCTACTAATGAGCGGTTCCGTTTCCATCATACTTGTCTGTGTCGTAGTAGTTATTTTCACCCTTTCGTATCCCGAAATATATTGTGGAAAGTACAAAGGGTATGCATATGATCGCAAGGGCATTACCTAACATTGTGACCACCAAACATATACCGCATTCCGTTTAAGATTTTGTTTCCATATTCACCAAGTCTCCTTGAGTTGAATCTTTCAAAGAGGGCAGCACTAATAACAGGAGTGGGTACGCCGAGATCCACAGCACTGTGAAGAGTCCAACGACCCTCACCAGAGTCTGATACTCCACCATCGAACTTGTCCAGGTTAGGATCATGGCGCAGAACATCAGCGGTAAGGTCAAGTAACCAACTACCAACAACGCTACCACGACGCCATAACTCAGCCACCTCAACAGTGTCAATATCATACTGATAATCTGCCGGATTTTCCATCGGAGCAACCTCAGCATCCCCTTCCTTAACATATTTGGAACCAAGGTCACCATGATGGAGAATATTAAACCCTTCGGCATACGCTTGCATGATCCCATATTCTACACCATTGTGGACCATTTTGACAAAATGCCCTGCACCTGGTCCACCACAGTGTAACCATCCATGTTCGGCAGATGTCTCATAAGTAAGTGGGTCTGTGCGAGAGGCAGACCCAATACCTGGTGAGAGTGCCCTGAAAATGGGGGCACAGACAGATACTGCGTGATTTGCACCACCAACCATAAGACAGTATCCACGCTCCAGACCATAAACTCCACCAGAAGTACCGCAATCAAGATATTGGATACCAAGTTTGGCCAACCTTTCTGCTCTCTTGCGAGAATCTTTAAAGTTGCTATTACCATGGTCAATAATAATATCCCCGTCGCCAAGTAATGGTAGTAACTCATTAATAGTGTCCTCTACTAATTCTGCGGGGATAACAAGTTGAAAGATACCTGGTGCTTTACCAACCAGACCCTCCTGTTCATGTACTACTTGAACAAGGCTTTCCAGAGAAGTGGCAACTCCACTGACATAACCCTTTTCATATGCTTCTTGAGCCTTTTCATAGTTCCTCCTATAACCCCAGACTTCAATACCTGCTTTCATCATACGGCGAGACATGCCCTCACCCATACGACCAAGACCAATTAAACCTACTTTCATCCTTTAACCTCGTTTTGAAAATATTCTGGGAGTGGACATCCCTTAAAATTGTTAATTTCGTTTACTGATAATACAAACATGGTAGCAAAACCAAGGCAGAAAGCAAAAAGCATTTGAGGGAAGTTATAGTTCCCCATGTATGCAGTCGGATCCGGTTCATCATCGTGAGGATGAATGTGCTTCGCGATCCTATCTATCTTTTCTCTTTGCTCCCTGGTTTTTTTCATGTTACCCCCTGTATCTTACTGGACATGTTAGTTCCATTGCGGAAATTAGCAACATTGTGAAAGCAAATACAAACAAAACTGTCATTTGATCATCTCCATTGCGTTATGTAGTTCCTCTGAATGATTGATTTCATCTTGCATGATCTCTTCAATACGTTTGTCATCATGATCATAGAGAAATTTGTTGTAAGTCTCCGCAGCATGGAGTTCTATTTCGTAGGAGAGATGGTAAGCAGAGCGAGGAGATATCCAATAATAAACCACGTTGACCCAATAGTAGATAAGTACAAGGTGTCTGGCGAAAAAGCGATCCACCCAATAAGCATTACCGCCCCGACTCTCCATATACTCCAGATGTTCGGTTTCGTTAAGTGTTTGAGCAAAATGTTCCTCCATTAGATAAAGGTGTTCTGGTCCACGCAGTCCTAAAGATTCACGCAAATGTAACACACTTACAAATGCAAAATAGGGTGCCCGAGCAATCTCCTCAAGCACCCAAAAACGCTGAAAGTGTCTACCCCTATAAAGGTAGTCAATTACTGCAATAGTAATATTTAAAGTAAAAGTATTTAATTGTTTCATACTTTACCTTCCTTAGTAAAGTTCTTCTTCTACCTCTCCTTTAATTACACAATCAGATTCAGGATATGAAACACAAAGAAGTGCAAAACCTGCTTCAATCTGATCATCATCAAGGAAAGATTGTTCCTCTTGATTCACTGTTCCACTCAGGATTTTACCAGCACATGAAGAGCAAGCACCTGCGCGACAAGAGTATGGTAAATCAATTCCGGCTTCATCAGCAGCATCAAGAATATATTGATCTGCCTCACAATCGAAAGTGGTTTCTGTTTCGTCTTGAAGTTTAACTGTAATTGAATATGCCATTAGTTAACGTGAATATTACCAATCATACCAGCACCCTTGTGGGGTCCACACCAGTATGTGTAGTCACCTGCTTCAGGGAAGGTGACATCAAACTCTTCACCAGGCATCATTGCTAATGCTTCGTGAGAAAGTTCAGGATGATCCTCAACAACTACGTTGTGAGGTGGGAGCATATTGTTCACAAAGTGAACTGACTCACCTGCGGATATTGTAACATCTGCTGGGTCAAAAATCAAGTTACCGCCTGACCCCATTTGAACGTCCACTGCCCATGCTGGAGCAGCAAGAAATAATGTAGCGATTAATGCGAAAATAAACTTCATAAAGTTTACGCAACTGCACTATCTATATCTTTCTTATTGAGTTGTAACGTGGATTTGTTTTGACTTCCTGACTTATCATTTCACCAAATTCCATCACACATTGACCCCATTCTGCCCTTGCATCTGGGGCTCCTATTGCTTTTTTCGCCACAAAGTGTGCCACTCCCTCCACAAAGCAGCACACTCATCCGACTTCTTCTGTAAATGCGGTTCCCTATACATGGGAAACCTGGGGGTTGGTGCCCGTGACTACTTAAGTATTTATTAGCAGTCGTTAAAAACTTGTCCTACTTCTGATCCAACAGTGCTACCAACATTCTGTCCTAAGAGAGTTGCCCAACCAGCAGCAAGCCATCCGATGTATGGAATATTGATTACGGCAGGAACTGCAACACCAGCAGCGATAGCACTACCCGCCATTGCACCTTGTGACCGTGCTCCAGCGTCCGCCACGATGCACTCTACGTCTTTCGCAGACTTTCCCTCACCTGGCGTTGCAGCACCTCCCATGTTTCTCGTACCTTCCATGGTATATTGATCATGACGGTACTCTGTTCGCTGCTCAGATTTTCCGCCAAAGAGTCCTTTCTTTTCCTGATCAAGATTTAATGATCTGTGTGATTCAAGAATAGCAGGATCGTTTGCTTTGTATTCTATAGTGTAACCATCCTTACCTGCTTCAATTTTGTAAGAAGAGTATGGGGTGCCGCGTGGAATATTAATCGTCGGAACTTGAATCTGTTCAGGTTGCTTTCTGATTAAATGTCCTAACACACCGATGTGTGCGATTGCGACTATACTACCGACACTAATAGCGGTCCACTTGAGGTAAGGTTTCATATCACATTTTGTATGGGGGTTGATCTGTTACGATTTTGATTGGTCCTTGCTCGACTCTAATAGTCTGAGCAGGTGCAGTCTGAGATGCAGCAGCAATTAATTTCTCAAGATCTGCTTTGGTGATTCCGCCACCACCGGCACCAGCAGCAGCACCACCATTAGCACCATTCATCTTCATGGTGCCATCATTAGATTTCTTCGCCGTCTGGACCCCGAACGTAGCCAAAACGCCAGTAAAGACAGAGGCTATAAAAGTTGGATCGATTTTCTGCTGTGGCAGATTAGGGATAGTCACATAGTTCAATGTGAGAATACCGCCGGACCAAACGAGAATCCCTAAACGAACAAAAGTTGAAAGAATGGCAAGATGCTCCTCAGAGTCTTCAACCTTTTCTTTCAACTTTCCGAACGGTCCTTTTTTCTTTTCTTCTTTTACTTCTTCCTTCTTTACTTCTTCAGGCATGAGTCACCTACAAAGGCAACTTTATTTAGCGATAAACCCCTTTTCAACCAACCATTCACGAGTCATGGGTGTGGGTTCATAGTCAGTCCACATGGTGCCACGAGCACAAGACTCAAGTGCTGCAGCAGTCATACCTTCTGTTTGACCTGCCCAGTATGCTTCCTTCTCCCAGGGAATTGCCGATGGTTGTGACTTGTAAGCACTCTTTACAATCGCCTCATACATGCCAGGAACTTCTTCTTCATTCTTGATAATAGCAATGAAGTTATTATCAATCGTGCCTGCCATACAATCCTGAGCAGCGTGCCATCCTTCATGACGCATCACTGACATCACAGTGCCAGGTCGTTTCATATGAGCAACATTCAGAAAGAAGTTGTTACTCACAGTGTGATAGACACCACGGTGACCAACAGGAAAATACCTTTCATCTGCTAAAAAAACCTTAGCTCCGACCGTATTAAGTGATCGGAGGAGAGAGTTAAACTCATCAGCAATAATATCGTAATCAACATCAACCAGGTAATCATCCTTGTTGAGATCGGAAACTGTTTTGAGTTCTTTGACATGATCAGTGCATTCTTGGAGTAACATGCACCCCATCGAATGTGGAGTGAAGTACTCTTCTTCTTTAATTGGATCAGCAAACACTGGAGCAGACATAGCAGCTGCTGCCAGTAGACTCATAATAATTTTTTTCATAATAGATTATCAAAAAGGAGAAGCATTACCGGGGAAACCTACACCACCTGTAGAAGGAATAGCACCACCAGTGGCACCAGGAAGTTCAGGCATAGCAGAGTCTAACATACCAGGAAGTGCTCCTGCAATTGCCTCTGTTGCTGCCTTAGCAACTCTCTCCTTTACTTGCTCTGCGATAGCATCACGACGGAGATAAACAACTGTTCCCCCACCGATAATACCTGCAGTTCCTACAAATGATAGAACCGCTAATACATTAATTACCTTTTGCATAATAAGCCTCGTAATATTTTACAATCCCTGCAGTGTGCATGTTGCCTTGAGACACCCAGTCTTGAGCACACTCATAGATTGATTGACTGGAGTATTTAGGACGTACTCCCTCCATTTGACCACCAAACTTAGAGAGTAACACTTTGAGTGCTTGCTCTCTAACTTTCATTTTCTGATCGCTGTATCGCCAATCATCGATGGACATTTTCTGAACCGCCTTGAAAGTTTTCGGATCCCCCAATGGGATCAAGTTGAATCGTTGTGGCACCACTCTTGGTTGCCATTTCATACATTACCTGATGAATGTTCTCAGGTTCAACTGAAAAGTTTTCTGCTCGCTGCTGGCGTTTGATTTCAATTTCTTGTTCCATGTAATCTTTTTGTTTTTCAGTGACTGCAGGTGCAACTCCATAAGGAGATGCAAACCATTCATCAATTGGATTTAGAACAGGAGCAGGAACACCAGTATAATACTGATCTTCATAATCTAATCCATCACATTCTACAACATCCTCATCGATTGCACATTCAATATCTTCCTCATCAATCTTTTTTTCGATTCCAAGGATACCCTTAATTGTCTCTTTAATAGTATTGATCATGCCAGTACCAATTTAGTAGTGTATTCGTATGCGTAGATTTCGCGATTACCTTTGATACCCCAACCCAACCAGTAGTAAGCAGGGATCATGTATTGACTGACAGTTTGTCCACCGCCCTCAAACATGGGAAGGTAACGCTGAAAGATGTTTTCATTGATCATGTAGCGAGTCTGACCTTCCAGACTGCTTGGATCACAATCATATTTATTGCAAAACTTACCAAGATTGTTATATCGATTTACGCTGGTCCACTGAATAAGGCCATACCCACCCCGATGACAATCCCCGTAAGGAACTCGAGCCCCTCCCTCGCAGATGTTGGAATGGAAGTTGCTTTCAGATTTAATGTTTCCCAGG